ACTCCAGCGCGTTGCGCAACTTGGTCGTGAACATCACGACCCGCTTGCCGCCGACCTTGGGCGTGAACTCGGCGTCCAGTTCGTCGGCGAAGGCGCTCGCGCTGCGCACCTTGGCCTTGAACTCGGTCGCCTGCTCGTAGGCCCCGAAATCGATGTCGTCTGGGATTAGTTGCGCCATTGCTGGTCCTCTCCGGCAGTGCAAACAGCGGCCAGCGACCGGAACCGGCCGTGGCCAAGCGGCTCGGCGGCGAAGCCGTACACGGTCTCCGCGCCCGCAGACTCAGCGGCCAGCACAAGGCGCCGCATGCGGGCCACATCGGCGCCAGCGTCGACGATCACCGGCAGGCCGACGACGAAGCGCAGGTCCAGCAGCTCCGGCGTGTCGGCGGGCTCGACGTGGATCTCGGGGAACGGCAGGCCCTCGGGGTAGGCCCACCAGGCGTGGGCGCGTCCGACGTGCGAGTGCAGCGTCACATGGGCTGGGCGCTTGCCGTTGCGACGCATGGCCAGCAGGGGTTCGTGGCCGCGCATCAGTGCACCCCGTCCAGATCGAAAGCCGGCACCGCGCCAGGCCTTCCGGCCTGGCTCTCGACCGCACGGCGCACCCAGTTCCGCCAGGTAGCGGGCCAGTCGGTCTTCACGCCCTTCTGCCCGGGCTGGGCGGCCCAGTAGTCGCGGAACTTCTCCAGCTCTGCCGTGGCCTTGCCGTTGCGCAGCCCCAGGCCCTCTGCGAAGGCCATGTGTTCCGGCGCTGGAATCCACCCGAGGGGGAGGCGCTGACCGCGAGAAGCGGGCTGCGCAGCACTCTCTTTCTTTAATCCCTGTCCCTGTCCCTGTCCCTCTCCCTGTCCCTCTCCCTGTCCCTTGGATGGTGTTTCCCTGTGGACAACAGGGGGACAGTCCTTGTGTGTCCCTGGGGACAAGGAAGTAATGTCCCCAGGGACAATCTGAAGTTGTCCCGAGGGACACCCCGCCTCAATCCATGCGTCCAGGTCGGGGTAAGGCACCGCTGTCCCGTGGCGCTGGTTGTGCTTCTTGATGCGCGCGCACTCGGCACGATGGCGCTGGGCCAGCTTCGAGCGCCAGGCGTCGATGGCCTTCTCGGCGATCACCGGGTGATAGAGGCGGCCGTCGCTGCAGGCCACCCAGCCGCGCAGTGCGCCGCGCTTGACCTTCTCCCACTGCTGATCGACGCGGCCGCGGCTGACGTAGCCGGTGTGCTTGGCCTGCCACTGGTCACTGTCGGGGATCGAAGCGGCCGGCACCTGGTGCCATGATGCGCACCACAGCAGCACGGCGGCCCAGCATGCCTCCGGCGTCTCGTCGCTGGCCAGGTCGCTGTCGCGCAGGCGTTGAACATCCAGCGGCATGAACGCGAAGTCGCGCAGGTCGACCTCCCCGGGCACCATGGGCTCTGGCCGTGGATCGCTCATGCTGAAGGCACCCACGAAAACACCGAAGCCGCCGGCAACGCCCGCCGCGTTCTGGCCCTACCGCTGCGCAGCTCGGACGCATAGGGCTCGCTCACGCCGTACCGCGTCGCTATCTCCTTGATGCTCATGCTGCTGCCCAGGATTTCGGCCCGTTCTTGCTCGCTCAGGCGGCCGCGCCCTCGAGACTTGATCGACATCTTCAATCGCGAGTCAGCCGTGTGGCGGTGAGCGGCCCGCAGCATCTGGCTCTTGCGCGTGCCCTCCTTTCGGTGGTCGGGGTTGGCGCAGTGCGGGGTGGCGCATGTCGGGTGCCATGGCCTGCCGGGCCGCGGCAGTTTGCCGGTGCGCAGAAGCGACGTGAATGCGCCCAGCGAGCCGCAGCGGCCGATGGCCGGAATGCGCAGGATGGGTGCATCGTTGCGACTGTCGCGGGCGAAGCGCCAGATCCAGCAGCCGGTCTGTGGATCGACCCAGCAACGCTGGCGCAGGTCTTCGGCGGTGTGGATGCCGGTGGCGCTCATGCTGTGGCCTTCTTCGCCACGCAGGCCGCGCACAGCATCACAAGCCGGCCGCGCATCTTCCCGCCCGTGCCGCTGCTCTTGTGGCCGCACATGGCCAGGCGCTGCATGCTCAGGCCTGGCCCCTGCACGCGGTTGGTGGCCGTCTTGTCGGCGTGGCTGCTGTGTCTGTTCATTGAAGATCGTCGAAAAGTTGTTTGGCCGTTTCTGCGCGCATCACCTCGCGCCGATAGGCCCCGTACCAAGCCTCTACGTCCCTGCTTGGGAAGCACTCCATGCTTTCCGGCACGGTCTTAATCCCGGCCGCGGCCAACACGGCGGCCACCTGGTCGACGTTCCACCGGCTGATGAGGGTTTCACTGACGCCAGCAAGGTCGGCGACCTTGTTCTGCCCGGCCGCCGCAAACGCCCGCAAGATGGCGGAGGCGTTCTTGCGTGACCTTTCGGCGATGAGCGGCGACAGTGCGTCCATGGCCTCAACCACCCACCACATCAGCAGCCAAGACGCGGTTCGGGCAGTCCCACACGTTGCTGCTGCCCATGAAGGCGGCCGGCCGGATCTGTTCGCCAGGCCGGCCGTAGCGGGCGCTGCCGTAGCACAGGCCGCAGGTGCCGCCGCGGACGGCCAGGAACAGGCCAGCGCAGCCCGCAGAGGGGTCGCCCGCCGTGCACACGGATGGACCCGGATTCCGCATCTCTGCGGCGGCCGGCGGGCGGTTGATCTTCACTTCAGCCACCGCAGGGTGCCGACATGACGGACGCCGAATGGGCGCGGGCCAAGCTGCGCAAGATGCTGGCGCGGCTGGTGGCCCTGCTTGTCCGCGGGGTGATGCTGTGAGAAAAGCCCCGGAGCCGAAGCCCCGGGGCAAGCTCGCGCCGCTGGGAGTAGAGATCCAGCGCCACCGGGTAGGCCGGCACCAGTGCGAGCGGGGTGATCTTCATGTGTCAGGTGCCCGACGTCGCGACGACCGGGCGCGCGTAGTCGACGCCCGACATGAACAAGTCAGGCCTGGCCACCTTCACGGCGGCAGGGATGCCGCGCGACTTCCAGTTGTGGACCCGCTGGACGCCGCCCAGCTTTTCGAGGTTCAGCAGTTCAGCGACTTTCGTCGCGCCGCCCAGCTTCTCGATCAAGTCCCGATCGCGTTCGATTGTTTCCATGGGCCGAATTAAACACTATGTGTAATCTCATGTCAAACGCGGTGTTGGACACATTGTGTTTAGTCGGGCAGACACTGCCGGGCATGCACCCCAGCATGGACCGGCTCTACCGCGCAGCAGATGAACTCGGCAAAGTCACGGGTCAGTCGAACGTCGCGCGTAAGCTGAACGAGAGCCCGCAGACGGTGAAGAACTGGGAGACGCGGGGCATCTCAGACGCAGGCGCCATCAAGGCAGAGGGAATCTTGGGCTGCCTGGCGCACTGGCTCACGACGGGCGAGGGCGACATGCTGGGCGTGAATTCGCCCACCGCAACCGTCAAGGATTCCTTGTCGCATCAGCCGCCGTCCATGGATGAGGCGCTGCTCGTGGTACTCGACGCCATGGCCGTCGCGCCTCAGCGCGACAAGCTGCGTACGGCGCTGCTGGCTGTGCTGGACGATGACGCGCCCGCCTACCGCCAACGGCTGGCCGAACTGCTGCAGGCAACCACCCCGGCCCGCGCTCAGGTTTGGCCAACGAGGGATGCGGCGTGACCCAGCACCGGGCTCCCACAGCGTACGTGATTCAATTTCCCCAAAATGCGTCATCACGCCAATGCCGGCACCAAGGCGTCAATCAGCGGGACAGGGTTTACCCCCCCCCCGAACTGGGGAGTCTGTGATCTGCATCAACCGTAAATGGGGAATCTGGTGAAGCAGGCCCGCGCCGCCCTTCTCGTCATCAGCCTCGCTGTCGCCGCCTGCGACGGTGGCGGATCTGATGCGGGAGCCTGCCCTTTCCCTGGCAACTGCCCTGGCTCAACTGCCAGGCCCAACACCGGCGGCGGTGCGGCCGCCACACCGGGCGTCTTGCAGAGCGGAACCGGCGCCTTTGTGTTCACGGTGCCAACCGACGTGTCCGTGGTGCGAATTCAGGGAGCAACAACCAGCGCGTCCGAAAACTTCGCAGTTCGCGCCAATGGCCGTCTGATCGTCAACCAGGTCATCGGCACCCGCAGCACACCCCGGGGCCATGACGGCACCTACAGCGTCACGGCCGGCGCAACGCTGGAGATTTTCCAAGCCAACAACGTCAACTGGTCTGTCTCGGGGACCAGCTCGACGCCCGCATCGCCGGGCGTTTTCGATCAGCAAGGCACCGGCGCGGGCGTGTTTGAGCTACCTCAGCGCACCGCGCGCTATGCGGTCCGCGCGACCAATGCCGGCGCATCGGAGAACTTCGCCGTTCGGGTGGCCGACCGCTTGATCGTCAACGCCATCATCGGAACTGGGAGCAACCCCGCCGCCTTCGATGGCATCTATCTTTTGGTCGGCGGCCGCGTGGAGGTGCTTACCGGCCCAGGCGTTGTGTGGAGTTTTTCCGAGAGACCTTGAGCGCTACTTGCCGCCACCACCCAGCCCGCCGCGCGCGGGCTTTTTTGCGGCCTAGGGTTTGTCCTAGCCTAGTGATTAAACATATTGTTTGACACAACGATAAACATCGTGTGTAATCTCTTCACTCCCCCGCCACTCCGGGGAGACGGAGAGAAAAGATGAGCTACCTGCTGGAATGCCTTCGCACAGCGACCCCGCTGCAACCGACCCGCGTTGCCGCTGCCAACGGAATCACCGCCGCCTTCGTCCGCGCCGATGCTGGCGGTGACGACACCGAGCCGATGCAAGAGCGCCGGGACGCAGTTCAGGAAGCGCTGTACGCGCTGCAGAACGCGATGACCGAGCTGGAAAAGTACCGGCCCAGCGCGGTGGTGGTCGACGGCTACATGGCCGACGCCATGAGCTGCTTGCAGGTGCGGGCATGAGCTACGGCTACCCCACCACACGGCGCTATCCGCGCACGCTGGCCGACGCATGGCCCCGTGAGCACGCCGCGCCCATCCGGCGCTACCCGGGCCGCACCAATCGCATCTATGGCGTGCTGCTGGCCTGCGCGCTGGGCCTGTTCTTGGCCCTGCTTCTTGTCCACGAACTCGCAAAGTGAGCCAACCATGAGCATCGAATTCGTCACTGCCCACGAAGCCACCCAGCGCGCCGAAGTGCGCAAGCCGCTGGCCTGGCCGACGCACACCACCTGCAACAACAACTGCAACCAGGGCCGCATGTGCGACTGCACTGCCGCAGTGGAAGACGCCGAAGAGTTCACCCAGTTCGGCGCCTTCAACGCACTGCCGGCCGTCGCTGTGGGCTTGGTTGCTCTGGCCGCGTTTGTCGCGCTGGTGCTCGCGGCTTCTGGCTTGTGGCTGTGACCGCTCCCCCTACCTGATTTCAACCCCCGCGCCGCAGACCCCGCGGCGTACACCTGAAAGGTTCCACTGTGAACGCACCCCGTGAACTGTCTCTGTCCAGCGCTGACCCGTCTACCGCGTCGTCGGCCATCATGATGAACCCCGGCCACATGCAGGCCCTGATGGCTTTCGCCGACGTGATGGCGAAGTCGGCTCTGACCGTGCCGCAGCACCTGCAGGGCAAACCGGCCGACTGCATGGCCATCGCAATGCAGGCCGCGCAGTGGGGCATGAACCCCTTCGCAGTGGCGCAGAAGACGCACATCGTTTCCGGCCGCCTGGGCTACGAGGCGCAGCTGGTCAACGCCGTCGTGCAGGCCAGCGGCGCGATCCGCGGCAGCTTTCACTACGAGTACAAGGGCACCGGCGACGGCCTGGAGTGCCGAGTCGGCGCCGTGTTGCGCGGCGAGGCCGAAGTCACCTGGGGCGAGTGGCTGCGCAACGGCGACGTCACCACGCGCAACAGCCCACTGTGGAAGGTCAACCCGAAGCAGCAGCTGGGCTACCTGCAGGTCAAGAACTGGGCGCGGCTGCACACGCCGGGCGCGATCCTGGGGGTCTACACGCCCGACGAGCTGGATGGCATCGACGCGCCACCGGCTGTGCGGCACATGGGGGCGGCTGAAGAAGTCAAGCCGGCCCTGCCGCCCTACTCCGCCGAGGCCTTCACCAAGAACCTGCCGGCCTGGAAGAAGCTGGTCGCAGACGGCAAGAAGACGGGCGCGACTCTGCTGGCCATGTTCAGCACGAAGAACACCTTCACCGATGAGCAGCAGGCCGAATTGAAGGCGCTGGACAACGCTGCGCCGCCGCCAGAAGAAGACCCGTTCGTGACGGAAATGAAGGCCGCCGAAGCCTCGGGGGTGACGCAATGAAGACGCACAACCTGATCCAGGGCAGCCCCGAGTGGCTGGCCTACCGCGCGCAGCACTTCAACGCATCTGACGCGCCGGCCATGATGGGCTGCAGCCCGTACAAGACCCGCGCCGAGTTGCTGCGCGAGCTTCACACCGGTGTCGCCGCTGAGGTCGACATCGGCACGCAGAAGCGCTTCGACAACGGCCACCGCGCCGAAGCGCTGGCCCGGCCGCTGGCCGAGGAATTCATCGGCGAGGAGCTGTACGCGGTGACAGGCAGCGAGGGCCGCCTGTCGGCCAGCTTCGACGGCCTGACGCTGCTGGAGTCCGAGGGCTTCGAGCACAAGGCGCTGAACGACGCGCTGCGCGCCGCCTTTGCCGTGATCGCAGCGCTTGGCCCGGCCGACGACGCCGCACCAGGCCGCACGCTGCCGATCTACCACCGCGTGCAGATGGAACAGCAGCTGCTGGTGAGCGGCGCCGAACGAATCCTGTTCATGGCCAGCGCATGGACCGCCGATGAAGAGCTCGTCGAGGAGCAGCACTGCTGGTACTACCCGGACGCCGCGCTGCGCCGGCAGATCGTCGACGGCTGGACGCAGTTCGAGCGCGACCTGGCTGCCTACGCCCTGCCCGCCCAGGCCGAGCCGGCGCCCGTGGGCCGCACGCCCGACACTCTGCCGGCGCTGCGGATCGAAGTCACGGGCGCCGTCACCGCGTCCAACCTGGCCGAGTTCAAGTCCACAGCCCTGACTGCCATCCGCAGCGTGAACCGAGAACTGCGCACCGACGCCGACTTCGCGGACGCCGACAAAGCCGTGAAGTGGTGCGCCGACGTGGAGGCCCGGCTCAAGGCTGCGAAGGAGCACGCGCTGAGCCAAACGGCCGACATCGACGCACTGTTCAAGACGCTGGACGACATCGGCGCCGAGGCGCGCACTGTGCGCCTGGACCTGGCCAAGCTGGTGACGCGCCGCAAGGACGAGGTGCGCGAGCAGGCCGTCATCGCCGCGCGCCGCGCCCTGGACCAGCACATCGCCACGCTGCAGGCCGAACTGGCGCCGATGCGCCTGCAGCCGGTGCCGGCCGATTTCGCGGGCGCCATCAAGGGCTTGAGCAGCATCGCCAGCAGGCAGGACGCGCTGGACACGACGCTGGCCGGCGCCAAGATCGCGGCCGACGCGCAGGCCCGGGGCATCCGGGCGAACGTGACCGCTTTCCAGCAGCAGGCGGCCGGGCTGGAGTTCCTGTTTTCCGACCTGGGCG